TTATAATATATCATTCACTTGAGATACTGCATTTTCTTCAAATTGATTCATCTCAAGTTTTATTTTTTCTTTATATTTATGATAATTTTCTTTTGTTTCTTCTTTTATATCCTCAAATATTGAGTTTATTGCATTTTCATTTATTTGTAAATTATCATATACACTTTTAATTATTATGTATTTATATGCATTATCTGCAGATACTTCCAGAATATTTTTTAATTTATTTCTTTCTTTAGAATAACATAGCGCTATTTTGGTTTTCACATCATTATAATTTGCACTTATGTTATTGACATTTATAATGTCCCGCAAGGTATTTTCTATTTTCCACCGGGATCCTTGAATAAAGTAAGGCACTATGATTTTTAATCCTGCCGACATTAGGTGCCCTTTTTGGAATTGTTTTAATGCTTCTAATATATCCCTGTTGGTCGCATCGGAATTCATTCTTTTATACATATTAATTTGATTCCATACTGATACACTAGACAAGACTACCAGTAGCCCTAATTCTGCAATTTTATTTATTATTGTAAGAATGTCCATTTACTTCTCCTGATCTTAAATTTTTATTGCTTTCTTTTCCTCTTTCAGTATACTTTCCAGTAACTCGTTCAAGTCCAGCATTCCTTTTATTTCGGTGAATACTTTTTCAAATACATCTTCGGTAAAATTTTCAATAAAGTTCGGTATAAGCTTATTATCTTTTGCTTTAGCAGCTTTTATAAACTTTTCTATGTTCTCCCATACATGTTTGTCTAGAACGTTCTGCAGCTTTTCTATACCTGCCTTTCCTCTGCTTATTATTTCCTCCTCAAGTATTCTTTTTCTGATCCACTCGTTAATCTTTCCTACTATAAATATTTTCATTGCCATTTCTGTCATATTCTTTCACTCTCCTTATAATTTTATACTTCCTAATAATTTACCTGTTTTATCGAATAATTCTATTGTTTTAGTTTCTTCCACTACAGCATTGTTTCCAGCTTTCTGTCTTTTTACTTCTGTTTCAATGTCTTTTACAAACTGATCCCATCTTGGAAGTATGATGTGAGGGCACTGCTTTCCAGACCAACTTTTATGTGTACGGACTTTATCCGTTCCCCAGTTCTTTTCTATCAAAAGACTAGCAATTAGTTCAATAGCATTTTTCTCTGCTGCAAGTCCCGCACTATCGCATATTTCTATGCCTATTGATGTACTGTTCCCCTCAGATGTGCCTGCGTGATAAGCTATCTCGGTAATCGGTATAGCTTCTATTGCTTCCTTACCATCTACTACTATATGCCACCCTGTAGATGTTGTATTTTCAGGATTAGTAAGCCATGCCCTTTCATTTGCTGCCGTACTCTTTGGGTTACCTGTGTTATGCACTGTAATCCATTTAAAGTCCAGTTTCTTCCCAGTTCTTTTCTTATTCACTGGTAAATGATTTTTCTTTACTTCATTGTATTTCATATTTTTAGCCCTCCAATTCTTCATATCTCTTTAGTTTTTCCTGATATGTTTTATCGAGTTCTATATTTTCCTTTTCCAACTTCTTTGCTGCAAAAGTTTTTCCAGCTTCTTTAAGATTTTTTATTTCTTTTTGTATATTAGTTATTTCCAATTCCAAACTTCCTAGTTCCTCTTCAAGTACTGAAATTTCTAACTCTTTTTTATAATTCCATTCTTTACTTTCTGTATTCCAAATATGAAACAAATCAGGCTTTGGACTTCTCTCAACTACCTCATCATTTTCAAGATAGTAAGTATATCCTTTCATATTTGTTTTTTCTATATAGGTTTTATGTTCCTCATCTGTGATTTCTTTTATATTGAAACCATCTTTTTTCTCTTTATCAGTTAAATTTCCATATGAAAATCCTGAAAATTCACCCTGCTTATTAAATAATAAATACATTTTTCCACCTAATATCCTTTCACAAAGATTCTTACTGTTGTATCAATATAACCTGTAGTACCCGGAAGCTTCCCCCAAACAATACATTGTGTCTTGCTTAATATCCTTATTCCTACAGAATGTGCCCCACTCCCGCCATCTCCGCCACGTATATCCAACACAGAATTTTCATAAGGATAAGGGAAATTTACAATTGTTCCTGCTTCACCATTTGAAGAGAGTGCTTGAGCTAAAAACCACTGTTCCATTATCCCGTTCGGTCTTTTTTCATACCCCGGAATACTTGCTTTTAATTCAAATGAGTTTTCTATTTCATCTCTAACCATATTGAGAGTCACAATTCCATACTGAGTCTTTGTCGCAATCATCTCAGTTGTAACCAGTCCGCCCGGACTCACAGTTAAATTTACATTCCCGCTATTACTTACAGTTGTAAGTAAATCTACTGTTAGTACAGAAGTATTTACACCGTTATAAGCAGGCATGAAGTCTGCCGTTGTGGCTGTAGTGATGCTGAATAATATTTCACCCTCATCAGGATCATTTGCATAAAGCCCTATGTTTTTGACATAATAGCCTGTTGTAACATCTGTATTTAATATAGCTGCTTTTACTCTTACTGTACTTTCATTCTCTATGTTAACAGCACTAATATCTACTGTTTGTTTTATACTTCCCAGTACAGTCAGGTTTTCAAAATTTGTGCTGCTTGGATAATCATAATCACTTGTCCTTACTTTAGTAAAATTAATCTGCTCCCCAGCCATTCCTTTAGCTACAAGGGCATGAGCTTTTTTAGTTATTATCGTATTGGTAAATACTGCCATCTCATCCTCCTAAAACGTATTTTTTTCCTTGTATAATCGATCCTGTTAAATTTCCGCTGCCAGATAATTCGTAGTTGCCTGTAAAATCACTTGAAAGCACATAATGCATACTTGACATAGCTGCAGCACCCAAATAATAATCTTGTTTCGCTTCCTCTACTATGTAGTTTGTGCTATCATAAGCAAGATTTGCGGGTAATACTTTCAAGAGCAATTTATTTAGTTGTGTCAGCATTTTTGAATCATAAAAAAATGTGTTGATCTCCAACACATACTCATTATTTTTCAATTTAACTCTATAATTTCCAGCTCCACACAATACGTCAAGCATTTGTTTTAAACTTCTCATCGTGTAAGGTAGCTGTGCATTCCATTCAACCAATACCCGAGCAATACGCATTTCCAGTGTATCAGACTCGTATGGATATAATTTCAGCATCTTTTCAAACTTACTTATTCCCTGCTCGTCACAGGTTGTAATGAATTGATTATTTATAACCCTTTTCAGCACCGCCCAGAATAAAGTGAACTCCGGTTCCTCCGCCGATGTTATTACCTGCATCTCCTTACGATCTGCCATGAACTGTGGTAGGTATTCTATAAGTTTTACGATATGCTCCATTTCAAATATCATACTCTGTTCACACTCCCAAACACAGGTATATCATAAGTACCTATGTTTAAATTTCCTGCGGTACCGTTTATTTCTGTATTATATACATCAACTATTCCGGAAATATTTAAAATTGCCGCTTCTATTTTGGCAACCCTTACAATCAAGTCATCACTGACTGGTTTGTCATTGGGCGCCCATGTTTTCCGTAATTCTAACAGATAGTCTTTTATAACATCCTCAATAGGTGTTTTTACTTGTTCCCACTCAAAGCCGCTTTCTAGGTCTATATGTAAAGAAATATTTACAGCAACATCTGCTGCAGTCTCTACTGTAACAATATGACCAATTGGTGCTATTCCTAAGCCTTTGGCATCCTGTGTGGGATCTATTAAAGTTTGAACTGTTTCTATTAAAGTATTACTTGCTTTATTATATTCCGCATCCAGTATTGTCAGCCTAACTGTTCCGCCACCTTGCCATACAGGGGTTACTTTTACAGCTCCTAAACCCGGTATATCAAGAACTTTCTTTTTATAGTCCGCTATATTTCCGCCATAAGCGACCATATTAAAGCTATCAAAATACTCTTGTCTTAAGCTTTCCGTACTCTGTTCATCTTCCCCGGGTATTAATAGATCTGTTATTTGAGCGTATGTTAATCCATTAATATATTGAATGGGAATCAAAGTCCCATATTTACTGTTACCAATAATGCCCGGTGTTTCACACTCAACTTGATAAACATAATTTCCAGTCGGCGGCACTTCCTGCTCTATATAACTAATTACTGTATAGTTCAAATCATCCAAGCTAAACCGGGAACCAATTGGAACCTGTATATTAAACTTACCCTTTAGCACAGCCTTGAATGCAGGATCAGGTATTATTCCACGCTCTGCACATCGGCGTATCAGATATGGTCTTGTATTCGTATCCGCAAAAGTTTCCTGTAATATGATATCTAAAGCAAAATATAAGCTTTCAATCTCCATAGATGCAGGTGCCACAGCATCGTAAATAATAGCTGCCTGTCTTATATCCACATCAGAGGGGGCTCTGCCTAATATTCTTCTTAATATTCTTTCAAAAGTTTGATCTTCATACATTATATAGACACCTCCTCGTCTATTATGTTTATTTCTCCAAATTCCGTGTATGCAGTAAATTTGACTAATACTACACCTTTTTTACTTGTATCAAATTCAAAATTGTTCACTTCACTTATTCTAGTATCCTGCAGCAAGGCTTCCCTTATTCGTCTTTCTATCTCAGGTACGCAGTAATTTACAGGCATACCAAACAAATCTTCTAATTCAATGCCATAGTTCCAGTCATAAATTATGTATTTGTACCTTTCTGTCCTGATTATTTTATATATTGCCTGTTTCATTGCTTCCTGTTCATCTGTAAAACCCGATATCCTGTCGCTGTTCTCCTCTAATTCCATCTTATAAGTTTTAGTGGGGATAGTGACAATATTTATATCAGGAATGTTTACAAAATTTTTAGGTACCATTAAAACCACTCCCCACTTGTCATGGGATCACCCAATCGATCTAATACGATGTGGCGTTGTCCTCCTTGCTCTTTTATCATCACAACCCCCTCACCTATAACTAAACCTTGATATATTTTTATTTTCTTCCGCCCCTCATACGCATGATAATGATGTGAGTCAAAACTATTTTGTGGTACTCCGAGGTGATCGTGTAAAGTGTTTAAAATATCATCATTAATTGTTCTGTGTGAAACTTCTATATCCACCTCATAATCTCTTACAAGGTGTGTCAAAATCAATTCTTTTTCTTGCAGAACTGTCTGTGCATCCACTCTGATCGTCAACGGCGTTATTGTTTCAACTGTTCCGAAAACAAGCACTGAGGGTTCCGAGTTATCCACAACCCCTTTGGCTGTACCTTTTACTAGCTCCAAGAATGTACTTAAATTGTTACTCATGTCATCACCTCTGTATTACTCGTACTTGTATATGCTGCCGATTCTTCTTTTTCTTTTATATGTTTTATTAAATTTAAGTCCATAAAATACTCCCCAAATTTAAAGGTATGTTTTACTGATTCTACAATCATGTAATTTTTAATATCCAGCTCTCCCATTTTTAGCATTACAAGAAAACTAGAACCACCTTTTATTCTTATATCACCGAAAGCCTTTTTTATTGAAAACTTACGTTTTGGTGAATTATAAAGCTTTATAAGATTATCAGCTTTTTCTTTCCCGTTTATTTTCTCATCTATAGTTTCATAAAGTTGTAATAACCCCCAGCGTTCAATATTAGAGCTGTCATATACTATATAATTCTCTCTTTTCTTTGTTTCCTTGTTGGGATATGTTAATTTTATTTGATTGTAAACATCACTATCAATAGAGGACGAATAGTCAAAATCAGATGCAGATAGATCGTCTATTATAAAATCAGTTATTTTCATATTTTCCATTTCTTTAAGAGTCAGTTCCCCGTATTGATCATATAAGGTATACATTTTCTTTGTATTTTGTGTTGTCAGAGATAAAGCCGTTAATATTATATCTATTAATGTTTTATTGTCCTCTCTCCTGCTCTCAAATTTATATACAGTGTCCTCAAGTTCTCCTATCTTAAGTTGAAAATCTTCTGCAATTCTTTTTATTATCTCTGTAGCCGTTACATTCTCAAAATAATAGTAATTCTTGTTTTTTAAATATCTTAACTGATCATAAGCAGTTATTTGCATAATATTGTTTTTATCTATTTTTCTTGTGAATACATATCCTAAAAATATATTCTCACCTTTGTATACAAGCGATACTTGGTCGCCCTCAACTATATAATTTATCCCTTGTCCGGGTTTATCTTCCTGCACTAAAACTTTAAAATCTAATTTCCCCGGTGCTCCTCGCCATTCATAACTTAAAGTTATATTATCAGCAACTACTGGCATAGAAACATGACCGCTTCCGTGTTTTCCAGAAACGGTCAATTGTAAATCTTTTTCAAGATCAAAAGTATTTTTTGCTATATTGAAAGCAGTGTTAAAAACTTTATTTAAAGTATTATTTATTTCCAATTCTTAACACCCCCGGTAAATATTGATTTAGTGAGTTTAATCCATTTTCGTTCATTATTTCCCCCAGTCTTTCCAAACCTCCTGTTTGTTCTCTGCATATCTGCCATAGAACCTCACCTGCCTTTGTTGTATAAACTCGGTCTATAATTTTGGTAATTCCTCGGGGCATTGTAATATAAGCCCCTAGTTTATCTTCTAATAACTCAAGTGTAGTAGATCTGGGGTTTTTATATTCTTTCAATTTTACAGACACTTTTATGTCCATAAATTCGTCAGTATCATCCGAAACGTCGTAATCTTCCAAAGACACCTTTATATTTGTGTTAAAGTAATTCTTCCCAGTAGGGTATTGCCTAACGATAATGAACTGAAAAGGTCTTTGCTCTCTTTTTAGCCTTTCTATTTTCGATAAAAAATGTTGTGGGCTTTCATAACCATATCTAAAATTAGTGAATGGATATTTATAAGCAGGCAAAATAAACTCAAAAGTTATTTCTTTTAAACCCTCTTTTTTCAATATATTCACCTCAGCATCATTTATAAGCTTTACTGTTTCATTCATATTTTTGCTTGATATTTGTATTTGTCGAGGGCTTAGTGGTAATAAATATCTGTCTATATAAATATCATACATTATTGATGCACCCCCTCTGCAAGTGTTGCTGCAGCTTCTTGTAGTCTTTCTACAAGCACATCTATTATAGTGTCAACATCATTTTCATTACTTATATTATTCTCATTTTTCATGTCTATTTTTATCTCTGCAGTAGTGAATTGATTTATGTATTCCCTTTCAGCAACATCACGCAAATATTTTAATTCTTCCTCAGTTGCTTCCAACTGATTCGCCATTTTACCAGTATTATCCGCTGTTCTTTTATTGTTGGGATCAGCGCCTTTTCCTGCTCCAGCGGCATCTCCTTTTGGTATCTCCAAACCTTTCATAATTCCATTTACATCGTCAAGTACCCCCCCGAACTTTGCAGCCATGTCATTCCCTTTACCAACACCTTTATTGTATGCTCCGCCCAAATCTTTCATTTGCATCACTTGACTATTTCCACCATTATACATCCCCAATTGAGGTGCTTGTAATTGGACACGCTCTGCTTGTTTCGCTGTAAATTTGACGTTCACTGCGCTTGATAAATTTGTACCCATCAAACCATCTATTGCTCCCGCAAAAGCCCGGGCTTTATCAAAAATACCGTTTAATATCTCGGCAGCTTTTCTCGCAATTAAATTAAAACCATCAATAAAAACATTTGCTATTGCACTGGCAACATTAGCTGCTCCTTGCGCCATACTGTTTATTGTACTTCTGAAACTATTTGCCATACTCACTGCAGTATTTACTATCCAAGCGACGACATTATAAAATGCGGCACCTATCCAGTAAAATATCCCAACTACAGTACCAGCGACGGTTGCTGTTCCTGTTCCCCATTTGACAATTGCAACAATTAAAGCAATAACTGCTGCAATCACACCAATAATAATTGCCGCTATCCATGTACCCGGAAAAGACCATGCTGCAGCATTAGCTGCTGTTTGTGCTGCCGTATATCCTCCGGTTACAAAAGTTAAAGCAATCATTGCTGCATTTGCTATCGTTAAAGCTACACCTTTTGCAACTTCTGCTGCTGTTTGCGCCCACGATAGTAATGTAACTAATCCCTGTATTGCAGCATATGCTGTCAAAGCCGCAGCAACTCCATAAATTATAGGACTAATCAGCGCCCAGTTATCAATAATAATCTTAGCAAAACCCGCTACCGCATTAAATGTCGTGTTCGCAACACTTAACAACACCCCAAAAGCTGTTTGTGCTCCACTTAAGAACTTTTGAAATGCTTGGCTATTTGCAATTTGATTTACTTTTTTAAGCACTCCGTCACTGGCAAACAAAGCATAATTTTTCATTTGTGTCCATATATCCGTCCATGTCATTGGCATTTGTCCAAATTTTGCATTTATATCATCTGCAGCACTAAATACTGCAGCTTTTATAATATCCGATGTAATTTTCCCTTTTGAACTCATTTCCTTGAGCTGTCCCATTGTGACATTCATATGTTTAGCAATCGCCTGTGCAATCATTGGTGCATTTTCCAGAACTGATACAAACTCGTCACCTTGCAGCCGTCCCGATGCCATCGCCTGAGTTAACTGCAGCATTGCAGCATCTGCCTGTTGAATATCTGCACCCGCTATTTTTAAAGACTTTCCGACAAGATTGCTGAACATTACAACCTCGTCGGTATTTCTGAATGCATCTTTAGCGAGTAAGCCGAGTTTTGCAACACCGTCTGCGGCTTCTGTGTAAGCTATTCTTGCATCTTGTGCTGATGCATATATTTGTTTTTTTAACATTTCAGGATCATCTGAAATAAGATTCAACCGGGCTGTTATTTGAGCGTTTTTGTCCGATGCTTCTATTATCTTTTTCACACTAAAGCCCGCCAACATCCCGGCACCTATTCCCATTAGTTTACTTTTTAAACTCCCTGCTATGCCACTGGTTTGTCCCAGATTGTTATTTAGTTGCTGAGAACTGGCAACCATTTCATTTAGTTCATTTTCTGCAATTCTTAGCTGTGCAGATGCCTGCTGTAATTGCGACACGTCTGGTGACACATTTGTATTGTCTAATCTCTGCATTGTTCTTATAGTCGTATTTACTGAGCTTACTATATTAGTAAATACACTTGTCATTCTATCATTTAACATGATTGAGCTTTGTATGGTTGCCATTATTTCCTCGCTTTCTTTTTTAGTTTTTTATCTCTTTCCTTGTCTGCTTCTAGTTTTAAGTCAATAGCTGCAATTACAAATGCTTTCTCCATGTCATCGAGCACAGCATATTGACTTGGCAGCATCCCATGCTCAGTAAAACAATAATAAGCATAATTAATATCAGGGTTGCCGCTATTTATTAGTTTTTTGCTTCATCCACCAAATCTGGCAACGAAATATCCCATCCGTTGATTTTTTGAACTTTTTCAACCAAAGCATTATATTCGCCCGGAAGTAATAAACAATCAAGTAACTGACCTGCTCCCATAACATTCCATGAGTCCTGTGCTTCCTTATTTTCTAAGTCAGGATAAACAACACTATTCACCACTAAGTCTTTTAAATAAGCTGTTGTATCCAGCTCGGGGACATAAACACCCTTTCCTCTATTAACAGTTTTTGTATTGTTTTTTCTCAAGCGATCATCTGTTGTGTTAGTGATTGCTTTTATTATCCACTCCTCAGGCTCTCCATTCTCTTTAAGTACTCTTTTTGTTGCGATAACTTTTTCCTCTTCCGGCTTTCTCACGTTCTGTTTTAAAAACGACTTCATATCCATAATTAAATTTTCCTCCTAAATTTTTTTATTGCACCATTCCCGGTAAATCTTTAAATTTTTCAGGCATTTTCATCCCATCGAAAGTAAAGTCTACATCTTCCTCTATATAATCCGCATCCGCATCAAATTTCGCCAATAATGTCTTATCTATATTACAATCTAGTAAAACCACTGTTTGCCGTCCTACTGTACTTGTGGGATCTTCATTTGTTACCTGAATATCAAAATAAAAATCTTCTCCTGTTTCAGCATATTTTATTGCCAATTCTCTGATTATTGAGTTATTAAAATGTAATGTTAGGGTTCCACTTCCCTCCCAGCCTGTTGCTTTATTGCCTTTCCCAGTTTTACCCAGTACTGGTACTTTTACTTTTGTTTTTTCCATTGTTGCTTCCAATTTTATAGCAGTCATGAAATTTACACGCTTATCTCCAAAATCTATAAAGCATTTCGCCATACTCCCAGAGATGGCATCCCTACCTCTCATTGTTTCCGCTGTACTCATGCATTACACTCTCCTTTCTACGCAACCACAACTGTCATATATAATTTTTCCATACAGTTAACAGGCGTTACATTATCTGTGACAAGAACCGATTTTTTATCCTCGCCTTTTTGTATTGTTATGTCAGCATCTGTAAAATCTTCAATTGCCCTTATTCTTAAAAGTTCCTCATGATGTTTTACAATATCTTTCCACAGATCTGTTCTACCCTCATTGTCATTCGGAACCTGTCCGAGATATCTTGTATTAAATATAGTTGCCACATCAATAGCGATTTGGTCTAATACCCTAATTGTTTGATTGCTTGTAAAATCTATATTTTTCTCTACGGTAACAGATGTAAATGTGTTTATATCTGTTAATACTCTGATTTTATCCTCTACTTTATGGAATAGAAATTTTCCTTTGTTTATTCCATCTTTTAAGGCTGTTTGATTTTCTTTAGTTTCTACATCAAACTCTCCGTCATAAACCTTGTTTGTAACCGATTTATTAACAGCACATCCCGCCTGAGCTCCTACAGTCCAGTAAACCAGTGCAGACTCAGCGTATCCGGAAGTTAAGCTTTTATTTTCTACTGATATGATCCCCTCATAGTCTGCATCTTCTGCTCTATATAAAACGCATTGAAATTTAGCCCCTATTTCGTCACGCATACGTTTTGTAAATTGTGCAAATAAAGACTTAATCACCTTATCTGTTCCCGTATAACCCGTAACATTGAAATAATATCCATCTATTTTATCTATAAATTTCTGGTAATTATCCCCTGTAGCCGCCCCTGTTGTTCCACCTGTTAGAGGTGTCCCGGCAGTAGCAGCCAGCGTTGCTGTTTTATCAAAATCAATAAAATCATTGTTGATTAACTCTGCAGCACTTGCGACTGTCTGAGTATCCACAAGTGACGTGTCCAGATATGTAGAAACATCAAATTTTGTAGTATCATCTACATTGGTCTGAATTACTATTCTTAAGTCATTACCTCTTATTCCGCCGTATTTTGCATTTCCAAAGGCGCTTACTGCTTTTGTGCTGTCATTTACTCTAAATGCATATAAAGTTTTTGCATTTAAAAATAAGTCCCTCAAAGGCTTCATTTTCTCATGATCATAGCTGTAACCAAATATTTTACGTGTGTTTGTTTGAAAGTCCTCATTTTCTACTGTAAATACTTCACCCTCTACACCCCAATCAAGTATCAAAGGTAAAGCAGTATATCCACGATCGGCAAATGACAACATTGCTCTTTTAGCCGATACGAAATTCATGTATGTACCGGGTAGTATTTTATTTTGTACTAACCAAGTACCTCCACCTAATGCCATTATTTCCTCCTATTCTTTTACTATTCCTATTTTGAATTCGTTTATTTTTTTGTCCACTTCTTCCAATGTGTATTCTTTGGTATCTTTTAAAAGTATATTTAATAGGTCTTTTTGGAACATATACTTTTTAGAATTCAGCAAACTTTCTTTTGAAAAAACTGGCTTTTCTTTTTCATCATCTTCTTTCTTAGTCTTTGCCACTTTTAACCACTTCCTTTCACTCCTTGTTTTTGCTGTAGATGTTCCATGTATTCTTCCTGATTCTTTGGTTTAATCACAAACATGTTATAAGAAATAAAATAATGCAGCACATCATCCTCGACTGCTGCATTTCTGTCTGTCCCTCTCATTAAATGCCCCTCTGGTGTTGTTATCATCTCAAGAAGATCTTGCAGCTTATCAGCCACTCCCCAGATATTCTGACTTTTCTTATGTTTGTCGGGATGGTACCGAATATCAAAAAAATATCTTCTGAAATATCGTTCGCCAATTATCTGTTTTTCATCCAATTTAAGCATTTTTATAAAAAAACAAGGCTCCTTAAAGCCCTGTTGTATTTCGTTTGCATAAATTTCCATGGATGGGAATTCACTCTTTATAATTCTATTTATTCCTTTTATTATATCCTCTAATATCATTAAGAACCTCCCAACCCAGCAAGCCACGCATCCATTTTTCTCTTAATTATTCCGGGTAATTGTCCTTTTAATTCATGTTCTGACAAAGTAAGCATGAACTTACCATCTACCCAGTCATTAACCAGCCTTTTTCCTATTTCAGGAACATACCGCCCCGGTGTTTGCCTGTGACCATATTCAACATATGATGCATAACTGGCACTATTCTCAATATTTACTTCATAATTATTGCCAGTCTTTTTCACTTTTATATCTTTAGCGGCGCCCCATAAGTTTCTTAAATTCCCTGTTTTTGTTGGGGTTCTTTTAATAACTTTTCTAAGCAACCGGGCAGCAATTTCTTTTGCCAAACTTTCAAAAAATTCATTGACTGCCTGCTGCTCCATTTCCTGTATTTGATCCCGGAAAGCTTCAAGAGATTTTGTATCTATTCTAATATCTCTACCCATTTAAGCACGCTCCTCATACAGATTAAGAATTATTTCTTGATGGTTGGTGTATACTGCAGCTTTTCCGGAGCTTTTATATTTTTCAGTCCGGTTATTTTGGGTAACCTCAATAGTAGAACCCGGAGGAATTAATAATTCAGGTGCTATAAACAGTTTAATTTCCTGCGCTGTAGTTGCGAATGATTCTGTTTGATTTGCAGCACTTATATTTTTATAGCTTACTCTGCATTTCTTATTTTCATATATAAGCTGTTCTGTCTGATCTGTCAATTCAAACTCATCCTCTTCTTTTATAAAAGCATAAATATTGCATACAGCTAAGTATAAGCTTTCTAATGCTTTTCTATGTCCCTTTACCATCTCAATCTCCTATATCCCAGTATTTCTTTTTCTCCATAAGTAATAAGATAATTTATAAGATCGTCCAACCGCTGCTCTGGTGTTTGTGTGCCTTTTCCATATCCCAGATCCACACGAGTATCCCCCTCTTGGATGCTTGAGAAAACGGCATCTAAATCAATATTACTAAGTTCTAAAGTTCCGGTACCTTTTTTAAATAAAAGAAACTCCCCGATCGCCCGGTCTATTACAACATAGTCCAGACCCTCGGGTATTTCTTTTATGTTTGCAGTGTTTTTTATATACTCTTTCACTTTATTCAGCGCACAGTTTTGTAAAAATAAATCATTTTCAGTTATATCCATGAATGTCTTTAGCTTTTTATCAAAGGTTTCAAATATATCCATACTGAACCACTCCTTTTATTAACCTCTTGAGATTATTCTTGCAATCGCTATGGCTTTATGATCAATATACTTTTTACCTGCTCCAGTAACTCCATTATTTACAAGTTCCCAGTTTGCACCATCTTCCAATTCATCTGATGTAGGCGATAAAGTTACTTGATTCTTTTTAGTATAACTTATCCCGTATGGGCTATACACAAATCTTTTTCTTGTGTACAAAGTATCAAGTCCTCCATTAGTTTTAGGATCTCTTGCCATTTCATAAGGTACTTTTGCCCCTATATCCTCATAATCAATTGAACCTGTACCCAGAATATAAGTAGTATATTTTGTATACTCTGGATCAGTTCCTGATGCCGGAACCACTTCTACAGGCATAGAGTCATCTATAAATACTGTTCTTCCATTCCATGTTGCAAGCCCTATTTCTCTATTTATACCCTCAGCATCTGTTTGTGTAAAATATTTCAATACTTTTAAGTTTTCCAGATTAGTCGCAATAGTTGAATGCATTATTACAACCTTGAAATTGCTTTTATTATCCCCTGTCGCCTTTGCAGCAGCACTGTTTAGAGTAGTAGCCCCTACTATTTGTTTAGCTTCGTCAGCATCTCCTGATATGTCATAAGTATGATTTGTTACAAAGCCAGTATTACCAGAATTTCCAGTCATTGAGAATATACCATTTAAAATATGCAGTAATTCCCTTTGATATATATTTTCCCAATAGCTCGCCACTTGATTCCCTACATTCGACATAAAATCTGCGCCGCCAGTTATATCATAAGCAAAATCACCCTCAACCCATGCTTTGGCTCTCCCTACCACAACCACACTTCTCTGAAATGTTGTTGTACTTGTTGATGTAATATCTGTTTCTCCGTCATAGTTTAACGGATCCCCATCCAATAGCCCGTACATTGGTAATGTTGCATATGCCGTTCCTGATTGGTTTGAAAAAGTATTTCTTATTGCTTCATTTCCTTTCAATACTCCTGATTTAATCAGTTCATTTCTTTTTGTATTTGGTACTCTTTCAACATAAACCCCGAACGCTTCTGGGTTAAATGTTTTACTGTCAAATTTTGCCATTCTTTTCTCCTCCTAATTTATAATTTTATACCCGGGTTAGCTTCCATGTATTCCGCAAGTTGCTCGTAACTCATATTTTTTGTATCTGATCCTGTATCAATATTACTTGCCCCCGGTGTTGCTCCTGCAGGTGTCTTTGGATCTGCTTTTGCTTCCACCTCAAATAAAAATTTTGAGTCCTCAGCTTCTTTTAACACTTTTATCTGTTCCTCTAAACCTGATAAATTTTCATTTTCAAGTGATATTTTACTGATATCCAACAAAGATTTTACCGCTTTTATATTTTTAGCCTTTTGAGTCAATAAAGTAGATTCTATTGCGGCATTGAGTTTTAAAGCTGCAATTTCTTTTTTATAATCGTCGTTTGCTGCTTTATTATCAGCTTCAAGCTTTTCTATTATTGTCTTGAGTTCTTCATTGGTGTTAGTATCTTCTTTGAGCGTTTTTAGTTGTTTATCTCTTTCTGCAATATCTTTTTCAAGTTTTTTCTTTGCATTATTAACATCATCAAATCTACTTTTCGGAATATAATTACCCTCAAGCTGTGCTTTGTGTTCAGCAATCACTTTGTCCGCCTGTTCTTCTGTCAAACCTAATTTAATTAATTTTTCCTTTTCCATATATTTCTCCTTTTTTTTCTAATATTTTCATGTTTTACGTGTATGACACGGTTCTATTAGTCTTGTTATTTAACGTCGACAATACCAAAACGACGATAAATAAAAAAGCACCTAGTTTTCACTAAGTGCCTGTGGTACTAACCTATTAAAATCAATTCACCTGAATTGATCATATTAATTATTTTTGTTTCTCCCAGTTCCTGTAACTCCTGTATTATTTCATCAATCTTTTTTTCATTTTCCCCAACAAGTGCGCAATCTACTAAATTTTTACTATTTATAATTTCATACACTCTTTCAAGATTTTCAGGTTTATTGAGTTGTTCCGGAAATATTAACAGCATTAAATCACTCCTTTCTCATCCATGGCAAGTATCAAAATATTTTTATATAATTTAAACTTACTTATTTCTACAGTTTCCCCATTATGTAATTTATCATTTGTATCGGTTATACTTTCTAAAATTGATTTTTTATAATGTTTTGATGTCGGATTGGACGAAATAAATATCTCAACGAGTTTTTCTTTATTATCAGCTATATAAGCCGTGTAGTTTTTGGCATATTTTTTTATATTAAAGTTATCATTTTTTATGTTATACAGTATGCCATCAAATTTCGACCATTGCGCAGTTCTATTTTTACCAAATCGGAATTCAGAAATAATTTTACCAAAATCTGACACACTAGAACAATTTTTAAACATTTCCATTTTTTTTAGTCGTGGTAAAGCTGCGACTAAATAATCTGGATAAGCGAAAGCCATATTTTTCTCAATTCCTGCTGCTTTAGATAAATAATGCGCAGAACTTTCTGCAAAAGTTTCCTCTATAAAAGACCACACATCTCCGGGTACTTTTGTTTTCCGGTCAGTCAGTAGGTTGTTATAATTTGCATGAAAAAGTTCATGAAATATAGTTTTTACTTGATCCTCCATAGATCTATTATCCGTACTTAATAAATTGAATTGTACTAATCTGTGCCTATCATCAATTAGGTAGGCTGCACACTCTCCATATGCATTTTTTAACTTCTTGATACTCGGCTTTATTTCCAACCCATTTGCTCGTAAAAGCTCAGTTGCTAAAGTTCTTCTATTTTCTCCATCCCAACTTTTGTAAATATCACTCATTTGTTTTATAAGTGTATTATCTTCCAATTTAATATTATCCTGTTTCTTTTCTATTGTCAAATCTGCTTTTACATCCGGAACGGTTTCCGGTTTTTCCTTTGGTTTCTCAACAACATATTTATTATACCAGTCATTATATTTCATGTCGCCCGGTACATAATTGGTTTTTCCAGTTCTGCTATCCCTTGCAGCTCTTACATCATCCTCAGCATCATCAAAATAGGGTGCTGTTGTCGACCTGCAGAATGGATGAAAAGGGTTAGCTGTCACACCTATTTCATAATCTTTCGCATCAAAGATAGCTCCGTCCAGATCACGGCATATGTGGGATGTTTTTATATCTAAAGTCGATATTATCTCGTATTTTTCAACATCCAAATCACCATAGCACTGTAATCGTCCTTTCGACTGATATGCAGCACTCTCTGTTCTAATCAGTCTGGCTGCTACATGTTTTTTAGTATCAAACTTTTCCATGAACCGTTTAATTACTTTATCCTGCGTATCTCCTCTGATAAATGACTGTGTCAATTCAGTATGCAGCGTATTTATAAGATTTTCTTTGTCCTGCCATAACCTGTCACTAAAGTTTTTACCGTCCGCCATCCACGGCTTATTTATGACTTTGTCCACTAAGTTGGAATTCAATGCATATATTTTCTTTCCAACTCCTGTACCCTGTGCAATATTGAACGCTGAATGATAGTATGAATCCTTAAAAGTATTTCTTAAAAAATTATCCATGTCATATTTCCGACCATTATATAAATGCTCTACCTGATTTGATATCTGCAGTTTCATAGCTTCCAGACGTTCAATATGATATTTTGCCGATGCGTTCTCAAGTTGTTTCATCCATTCACCTGTCAGGTTATTTTCACGACCTCGTTTAATGTATTCGTCTACAGTCCACTTAAATTCTTGTAATTCTTTTTTATTTAACAGTTTTTTAGCATCTGCATAGGAAATGTCATTGTTTTTTGCTATACGAGAATACCAGTTATTGATATCTTTTTCAATTTCCCGGAATGATTTTTCATATTCTTTTGCTGCTTTTCTTACTTCTATTTCAGTTAAGGCGTGCATTCTGGCTTCTTCTTGTTTAAATCGTTCTGTCCAGTATTTATTCTTTGACATCTATACCACTGGCGGGGTTTTCCTTACCAAACTCTCCATATATGTCCAAATCTTCCTCTTTTTCCTTTTTAATTCTTTCCAGTTCTTTTTCGGTATCAATAACATAAGGATGCTGTGATACTAGAGTTTCTTGTGACAATATACCCATACTTTTTGCAATATCATCAATAACCGTAGACTCATTTATAAGAATGTCCCTGTTGAATATAATTTCAACCGTTTCATTATCAAAGTCCCCAACATCAGTATTTATAAAATGTTTTTTTACAAAAAATAATAATTCCTCAAAGCTTGCCTGAAATTCCGTTTCCATTTCGTTTGCATCTAAATCAATATCAGAATACATTGATTGTATGTTCATCTGGTTAGGATTAGAGCCCAGCACATCTGATTTACTATCAAACCCTCTAGCATTTTCTATCAAAGCCTTTTTAAATAAATCTAATATAGCCTTGTAATTCTCTGCATTTATCTCAATCGTAAGTGTTTCAACTCCACCATTGTCATTAACCTTTACCGCTCCGAACTGGCTTAAATTCTTTCTGAATTGCCCCAAATTCTCGCCGTCATAATTGGTTATGACAATAATGGTATTTCTGTTGTCCTCCTCCATATTGTTTTGAAAGTTCGATAAAATTGTATTTATCCCGTCCTGTAATGATTTAAGTCTAATAATCAAAGGCTGTTCCAGCTCATCCGGTCTAAAAGAAATAAAAGGTATTTTATCCCAGTTGTAAGGCTTTTTCTCCCCCTCGTCTGTTTCCATTGTCATGTAACTTATGGGTTCTTTTTCCATATCTTTATAAAGCTTTACTCCGTCCCAAATAAAATACTGAATACCATTTTTTGTATAAATTTCCGCTTTAGTAGTAGCCTTAAAAGTACCTCTTTTATATGTTTGAATGACGTACAATCTTATTATGCTGTCCAGTTCCTCATGATCGTTATCTTTCCAAATTGGGATAATTTCAAGTGGATCCATACGCTTAATTTTGAACTCACCAGCTTCATTATAATATACATGTAGCCATCCTATCCCATAATTGTAGCAATCCTTACCCAGCCTTTTCATTGTTTTAAGAAATTGTTTGTTAAATACATTATTCAGAGCCTTTACATACTCAGTGTTTTCACTCTGCAGTGTTGGAACTTTAGACAAAAGATAATTTGTTTTCTGGTTAACCATTTTAGCATATTGATTATCTACAAGCTTATTGTTTGGCAAGTTTTCAATAGGTGTCAGTTTCCCATCCTCACCAATTACTTGTCTTTTCCGTTTCAATATATCATGTTGTCCCTCATAATATCTTTTTCCAGTCAACATGCTTATATATTTAGGCGAAACTTGATAAGCATTTATAAGTGCTTCGGTTTCACTTTTATTAAATTCATTCATATTTTCTTTTCTCCTAAATAGTTTTTTTATAAAATCAAACATTATTTTCTCCTATTCAAATGAATATGTTGCCCCAATAATCAGATCCTCTAGTCCGTACCTCATTGCATCCATCAAGTGATTAAAATCGTCTATAGGGACATTTATTTTATCACCCAGCCTGTCGTCAGCCCATGTGTAATTACTTATCTCTGTGATGAAATTTACGCATCTGGGATGTATTATAATTTTATAGTCCTGTATATATTGTATTCCGTTATTTATGCTGTCTTTCCCTTTTCTCGCTCCCTTAATCTTAAGTCCAAAATCTCTTTTTAATTCGTCTATACTTTTAGGTTCCGCACAATCTGCTCTTATCCGTTCTTTACTGTAACCTTTTATCTTTATTTCCTCGTATATTTTTCTATTCGATAAGCCTTTTTTGTAAAATTCATCAAATACATATATGATTTTATTAGCTTTATCTACAGCACCACAAAATAAACCACTTGGGTCATTAGTATATCCAAAATCAAGACCAAAGGCTGTTTTAATATCGGTTCTTGATAAAAGTTTCTCTATATCGAACTCCCGTTCTTCCCAGTTTTCATAAATAAGCCCCTCAACGATTCCCCATTCACCAAGTCCAGCAACTCGGTAACGGCGAGGGTTCTTTACTTTCATATCCTCAAATAATTTTTTATCTGATTCGTCCAGAAATTCATTACACTGGTAATTTGTTGTTTTTGCCATTATGTCGCTATCTTCTACATCAAAAAACCGCTTCTTTAACCAGTGCCCCTGATTCCATGGGTTAAAAGTCAGAGTAATTTGTTTATATAAATTCTCAGGAACTTCTCCCCTGATCGACTCATTAAGCATGTCAAAATCTTTTTCTTTTGTTATCTCGTAAGCTTCCTCTATCCAACACCAACACAACACACCTGTTTCCACTGTGATCGATGTAATTTTCATAGGATCATCAAGACCTCTGAAAAGTATTTTTTGCCCTGTTGGCTTATATGTCATTTCCAGCGGAGATTCTTTTATTTCCCAGTAGTCCTTTACTTTGAGTCTGTTAATAGCCCACTTTAAATCGGTAAAACAGCTATCTTTCAGGGTTCTAAATACTTTACGAACTACCAACAAATTGGCATCAGGATATTTCATTATATTATGTATAAAGTTTATTGCTGTTGTTTTTGACTTCTTACTCGCCCGGGATCCCTTACAAACACGGTAACGACCTTTAAACTGCCAAAAGTCCTTATATCCGGCTCCTACTATTTTAGGTAGATTAACTTTGATGTATTTACTTTCTTTACTGGCATTACTGCCGTTACTTCCTTTACTCCTCAAGGTCATCTTCTCCTACTATCATCACCGGAACCGTACCAGTTATATTCACTTTATCGGTATAAAGTCCGTACCGCTTCCCGAGCAATTCGGCAGCCTTTATTCTATCTTTCGCCCCTATCTGCTTATCTATTGTTTTCGCTTCACTGTACCCATCTCCTGATCCCTCAACCACTACAACCTCCTCTTTTATTTCTCCACGTAGGGCTTGAGTGAGTAACTCCATCACCTCAGTTGCACTTGCTATTCTTTTACCTTGCATTTCTTCCAGTTTTTCATCAATATACGTTTTCAGCATAGGTTTTTTCAAGTTCTCCTGCCCTATTGCATACGCTGTCTTTTTACTATATCCAGCTTTAGTTGCTGCTTCCGTTATATTCCCTGTTTCTATGAAATAATCACAAAATCTTTTTTGTTTTTCTGTTAATTTCATCCACTCACCTCCTACATTTTGAAATAAAAAAAGAGCCACTTGGCTCTAGTTGGTTGCTTTTAAATTATTCAGATATCTTTCAACTCTGTTTCTAATATTTGCATGATATCCTCTAATATTTGTATTGTGTCCATGTAATTTTATTGTGTAGATGTAGTCACTTTCTTGATTATACCTAATCGCATAAGTTACATGATCAATAGTAAAAGTTACTGGTGCTGTATGCTCTAAAAATACAATACCTCTCAGATTCTTTTGAAACCACTGTTCAATCTCCTGACTTTTCTTTACACTATTAAAGAAATAATATTCCGACATCTTTAATCACCTCTTGCTATTCTTCCAATTTATACCGAAATTATAACAACTATATTCAATTTTAACTAAATCAAATACATCCGAATATCATAAAATCAAAAAATATTTGTCGTACTTTTTGGCATTTAAAACAATATTTTTGTTTTTTCTTATCTTTACTTTTAAAAATAAAAAGAGCCTTGCGTCTCTCCTGTAAAAATCGAAACAAAATACTCTAAATTCTTTGAAAGGGTTGATATCCTATGAATAAATTTCACATTATAACCTATTATACCCTATTGACAGCTCATAGGGAAGTGCAAAAAAGGGGCATTTCACTTAAATTTCAGTTAATTTTTTTAGTTCCTTTTCTGTTATAAATATATGTACTATTTCATTTATCAACCTATTTTTATTGCGTTTGATTGTACTAATATCCACTTGAAATTCTTCCGCTATCTCATTTAAATTTTTTTTATTAAAATATTTCAATTCTATAATTCTGTAATATTTATCCTGTTTTACAGTTTCAAGTGTATTCTCTATCAATTCCATTGTTTTCTCAAAATAATCTATCTCATTTTTAAGCTTTTCTTTTCTATCTTCTTGCTTTTCCACTTCCGATTTATGGTCAATTATTCCACCATCAACTCGTTCAGATATTCCCATTATAAGTGGTATAATTCCGTTTTTCTCCAAATCTTCAAGTTGATTTTTCTTTCTATCAATAGACAATTTCAAGCCTGTATACATGTATAATAATTTCTCCATTTTCTGATACGGGTTCAGTAACTCTACTTTTAGTACATTCATTTTCCCTAATTCCTCAATCACTTCTTTTATAAGCTCCTTATTGCTTTTTGCCATTGTCGTCCTCCATATTCATAATTGTTATATATCCAGTATTCCAGTGTTTACACCTTTTGCACCTAAATTTATATTTTGTAGTTGCTTTTACATCCAGTTCCATATGCACTTTACCGCAAGCACTGCACTTTATTTTAATTTCTTCCATAGCCGCCTCCTAAACATCACTAAATCCTTTTGTGTATTATTCATTCTAAGAAATTCTAGTAAATTTCTAAGTCTTCTCTCTCCTGTGCCCCGATTATTAATTTCAGTTACAATTTCCAAGAAACGTGCGGCTTTCTCTTTTTCTGTTCGTGTCACAGGTCTTGCATTATACGGTCTTTTCTCAGATTCATCTATCACATCCATGATCATCTGATATAACTCCGGATCCTCCGATTTTATTTCATCAATTTGATTAATTTCTATCTTTTTCCCAACATATCCGATTATGTATTCAATCGCAGGACCATCGTATGTATAAAAATTTATTTGAACTAAGTCATCTCCAAGCTCTAATACCTCATGCTGGTAGTAATATCTTTTATAATAATCAACTATTAACTCAGCTATTTTCATTAATTTCTTCATTCAATCACTCCCAATCAATCTTCCATCTTAATTCCTGTACATATTCCCGGAAATACGCTCTCAATAATTCTGCTTTTAGCCTAGATTTTCCTTTATAAACTATAAATATCATCCATCCTAAAGGATCATAAGCGCATAATTCATATTTGCCCGTTATAGTCTTGTGTATCTCTAGCCGATGTGCTGCAGTTATATTCTTTTTACAGTATTTAAAATCTACTTTTTTCATTAGCTCCCTCCGTATTTCCAGTTTTTAAGATCTTCCAAAAATTGTATTTTCTCAAGCCTTTTAATCTCTGCTCTGTATTCCAAGGTAGCAGACCATATGCTGTATATAGCCCCGCATATTATGAAAACTATTATTATCTCTTTCATTCACCAGACCTCCAGCATTGCAATATGCGGTTCAGTTCCTCGTTTGTTTTCTCCCATCCTCCGGGTTCTAAATATAAAAGACTTCCTGATTTTAAAAATATTTGTATCTTACTTGGTAATTTTTGTATAGCTTCTATCTGTTCAGTATCAATATAATTATCCTGTCTAATACTATTTACATAGTCTGTTATTTCTATAAACATTACTCTATCACCTCTAATTCCATTAACTCAGCCTTACTCCAAGCCTTGCCTGATTTCCATGTGATGAATGGGAATTTTTCTTCATCTATCGGAAAACAATCAAATGTGTTAAATGTATTAGCTTCCCATTGCCCATCCTCTAGAACTTGGACAGGTTTTTCAAAATAAACATATAGTGTTCCGTTTCTTTCTCTTGCAAAGTACATTTCTTTTTCAAGAAATTCTTTATCTTCTTTTGAAAGTTTAGGCTTTTCATTCAGAACTACTTTTAAACCGAAGAATTCTAGCTCTGTGAGGTTTTTCAATGAAAAAGACCTGTATCGTTTTTCGCTCATATAACCGTCAGCATCTATGTAGTTTTTCTCTACTAAAGTTAGCATATCATCGAATGCAACTGCATCAAGCAAGAGAAATTTTTTGTTTTTATATTCCCACTCAAAGTCCTTCAAATCTTCCAGTTTATCTATATTTTTAATGGTATAATCCATATTTTCCATATACTTCCCCTTTACTCCATTTCCTTTTTGCATAATATCCTCCTAAAGCTTTTGGATTTCTTTTTCAATTTCGTTTATTCTTTTTAAAGTCTTAGCTTTTCCCAGCTTTAAAAAATTGTCAAATTCTTCTTTCAAACCTAAACGGTCTATTTCACTCTGATGTATGGTAGACGGCGCATATCCTCTGTTTATTCTGCTATTTATATCGATATTGACATTTAACTCTTTCCCTGTTAAAGCTTTCTCAAAGTGTTCATGTACTTTTGAAAATATATCTAAATCACGCTTTAGTTTTACTGCTTTTTTCAAAGTTTCCATATCCATTTTTATCATCTCCTATACTTATCAATTCTTGCTTTCAGGCTATTTAACAAAGATTCCTGAATGTCTCCTTTATCTCCAAGTGCTGCCATTACATCAGTATCTCTTGTCCCTTCTGTTATCAGGTGATGTATAAATACTTTTTCAGTTTGCCCTTGTCTGTGAAGTCTTTTATTTGCCTGCTGATAAAGTTCTAATGACCAATTTAATCCAAACCAGATTATATGATTTCCGCCTCTTTGCAAATTCAGTCCATATGCACTGCTTGCAGGATGGGAAAGTAATATATCTATTTCTCTGTTGTTCCAGTCTGTCACATCCTGATCTGTCTTTAACTCCCTGACTCTCAATTTTAGTTTTGACAAAGCTTTTTTTATTCGGTCCTTGTCATGTTGAAAAGAATAAAAAACTAATGCAGGCTGACCATTTAGAGCTTCTACGAGCTCCATAAAAGCCTCTATCTTGCAATTATGAACTTCATGCACTTTTCTATCTTCATCATACACAGCTCCGTTACTAAGTTGTAAAAGCTTATTTGTCAGAGCTGCTGCACTGGTCACATCTATTGTCTCTCCTGTTTCGATTAATTCAAGTATCATTTCTTTTTCCAATTCGTCGTAAGCTTTCTTTGCCTTTGTATCCAGTTCGACTGATATTCTGTTGTAATTTATATCTGGTAATTCCAGATAATCCTCTGATTTCATGCTGATACAGATATCGGATATTTTATTCTGTATCGAATCCTCGGATCCTGTTTTTAAATCATATGTTCCAAAAGCTTGATCACCATATCTTGTATAATTAAAATATCTTTCCCGGAAAGCTGTTATATTTCTTTCCAGTCTTTCGCCTTTATCAAGCAAATAGATCTGAGTCCATATATCAATTAATCCATTCGGTGCCGGTGTTCCTGTCAACCCGATAATTCTTTTTATTTTATCCCGGACCAGTTTCAGACTTTTGAATCTTTTGGACTGGTGATTTTTGAATGATGACAGCTCGTCTATTACAACCATATCGAAAGGCCATGAATTCTGATAATATTCCACAAGCCATTGTACATTCTCACGATTAATCACATAGATATCCGCCGGAGTATTCAGAGCCTTTATTCTTTGTTTTAAAGTCCCGAGTACTTTTGAAACTCTTAATAATCTCAAGTGTTCCCACTTTTCTATTTCTTTGCTCCAAGTAGATTCAGCCACTTTCTTTGGAGCTATTACAAGAACTCTGTCTACATCAAGCCTGCTGTATATCAATTCGTTTATTGCTGTCAGCGTTATTATTGTTTTTCCAAGTCCCATATCCAACAACAATCCTAGGCTTTTATCTGATACAGCCCTGTCAATACAATATTTTTGATAATTATGTGGTATGAATTCCATTGTTTTTATCAACTCCTAAATGGTGTTTTATCATTTTTACTAAGTCATCAACCTGTTTTTTTGAATCTATTATCAAAACTGAAAAATCTAAATTTCTTATTTTTCTGATCTGTCTGTCTTGTACAGCTCTTGTCTTCTTCCCCGGAGCTTTCAATTCTACAAAAAACGACCATCTTCCGGGCAACAATACCAGTCTGTCAGGTACTCCTGCATTCCCCGGGCTGACAAATTTATAAGCAATGCCTCCGACTTTTTTTATCTCATCTCTCAAATATTTTTCAATATCTTTTTCTTTTAATTCATTTTTAAACATTTCAAATGTCTCCTCAAAAAATTATTTTTCTATTTAGTAACTTTCACACGTACACGCGTATGGAATGTTCAGATAAAGGATTTAAGCAATTTAAGCAAAATATATAATTTGCTTAAATATACATAATATACTTAAATCAATACTTTTAATAAATATAAGGTTACAAAGTTACATATATTCTATAGATACTGATATTACTATATTAAAGCTGTAACTTTCTACTGTAACTTTCATGTAACTTTCTAATTTGAGGTTACAAGCAATTTGTAACTTTCTACCCAGTTGTAACTTTAGAAAGTTACATTTTTTCAATGCTTAATTTGCTTAAAATCATTTATTTTCAATTAAAATCACTAGTAAGTTACACAGAAAGTTACATTTTAGGTATTACTTAATTTGCTTAATATGGTTTAAAATTCATTAAAATACCTAGTTAGTTACATAGAAAGTTACACATAAATCTTATATTTTTAACCATTTCTAAATATTATTTCTTGATATCATCTTTCTTTTTAAAACCTTTTTGCACTCCATACTCTCCAAATCTTATTGCTTTTTTCCCTCTCTCCCATGCTGGATTATTGGCAAGTATATCGTTTATCTCTTTTGTATTAAATCTTTTCAAACTTCCCGGATCTCTGCCAAAACATTCATTCCATATCTCTAAGGCGCATATTCTATCTCGTTTTATATATTTTTTTGTATTATCTTTAACTGGCTCCATACCGCTATTAAAATAATCTCTTCTCTGTTTTACTGTTTTCCGTTGCCAGTCTTCTGGTATTTCTTTTTCTAAAAATTCTGTTATCATACCTTCTAATGGACTGCTCTCACTATGCTGTTGCTGCATTTCTAAAGCTATGGCTTTAGCTTCGTCTCCTTCTAAATCGAGCTTAAGACCCATTACCGAATAGTTAAAATATGCCTCTGCCCATATCTGATCCAGTTCTTTTGGTAAATCTACAGGCACTACTTTTGTAGGCTCAGTCTCTAAAATTACAACTGGCCAAAATCTTCGATCTCCTGTTCTATCCCTTAAAAATTCCCAGTCATTAGTTGTTCCAAAAAATACACATCTTCTTGGGTGTTTTCCCGTTCTTCTCCCAAAGGGTTCTCTGTATATATCCTCTCTTTTGGTAAGAAAGAGTTTTATTGCATTCAGCTCTGATTTAGCCATACTCGCCAGTTCTCCAAGTTCTACTATCCAAGAGCCCTGAATTGTTATAGCTGCTTCTTTCCCGTCAAAATTTCCAAGGCTGTTATTAAACCACTTACTACCCAATATTTCGAAAAACCATGTTTTATATTTCCCCTGAGGACCGTATATTATCGGCGTATAATCCCACTTCACTCCTTTTCCTACCGCTCTTGCTACAGCTGCTGTTAAAGATACTTTCATAACTTGTCTTGTATAAGAATTATCAGCTACTCCGAAATAATCTATTAGTAAGGTTTCAAGACGGGACACCCCGTCCCATACTAAACTTTCAAGGTAATCTTTTACTTCATTTGATTTATATTTTTTCGTCACAAGCATCAAGGCATCATAAATTTTATTCATTCCTACTATGCCGTGTACTGTTTCTAAATAACTTCTAAGACCACTGTCGTCGGCATCTTCCCACTCTCTGGGCTCAAAAACTTCTGAATGATCCCAAGGAAGTTTTCCTAACACCAGACTTCTGTTAGCAAACTCATCTAAAGTAATTTTCCCTTTTAAGTAGGGGTCATTTTCCAATATTATTTCTATATTTTTTATTGTACTTTCAATCTTGCCATTCTTATCTCTTATCAGCTGTTTTATCCATGATGTATCCATTTCTTTGTTTTCAACTACATCAAAATTATCTACAGCTTTTTGATATTTCTCCTGCATCATAAGATTGTTAACCTCATCAATTCCATGTGCCAGTTTACGCATCTCAACAGAGGACGGTAATTTTCCATTAGGTGTCAATTCTTTTGCTTCTTCATCAAGAGCACCAAATTTATGGAGTCTTACTAAATCAAAAGCGTTACATAAAGTTTGCCCTGCCGGATCCGTTGCATGATGAGAATATACAAATTTATCATCATAGACTACTGCCCCGCCGTAAGTTGACCCACCGGTATAAGTTAACCGGTCTTTTACATCACATATTTCATAACTATCAGGTATAAATCTTTCTATTGCCTCATATATATTAAATACTTTACAGAAAGCCCCTATTACTCCGCCTTTTTCAGTAGGGTCCTGTTGCTTTTTTACCTGATTTTCCCTAACCTTGTCATAACCCGGAACTTGTGGCCACTCTGTAACATCTTTCCAGTCATTATATTGAGATAATACCCAGTCAACCTTTATAAAAGGCTTATCTTCATGTTCGTTAATATAAATACTGTCAGAACTACAGCTCGGCCAGAACATCAATCTTGCTACTTCAAAAGTGGTAGGATCACACAGCCCTATTCCTATCATATTTCCTAATTTTCTTGCCACCGGTTCATATTCATCAGAAGTCATACTGCGGTCAACAGGGATAATTACTCTTAATCTTGGCTGATAATCTGAATGTTTTCTTGTTGAATATACGGCATATCCGATATTAAGACCACTTATTCTTTTTAATACTTCCTGTGTTTTCCCGGACTCTATATTATCCAAATCAAGAGTTACAAGGTCCCTTGATAATATATTTACATTTCTTCTCTTACCTTCTTTAAGCTTCCCGCCTACAAAACCTCCGACGTCTTTCAATTCATCCTGATCCGGTTTTCTCATCGCCAGAAAGTCTTCTAAAGTTTCATCAGTACGAACCGGTGTTTTTATTTTATTAACAAAATCAGACCACTTCATTACTTCCGTTTTCCAGTCTATTGACTTTCTGCTGTTACCAGTACTGATCACTATATCCCTGTTGTTCTCCATTTATTTCTCCTTTCGCCCTGTTCCTTTACACTTTTTACATAATGTATGGGTTCGCCCATAGGGTAATCTTATTGACCCTTTCCCATTACATTCAGGACAAGAATCATAATATCCTGATTCTATTCTTTCCAATGTCCTGTCTATTTTCTGTCTTGCTATTTCCAATACTTCTGATTCCATATCATATAAAATATAACTATAAGCAATCTGCTATTTCATTCAATATGTTAATAATCTTCTGATCTTTGTTTTTCAGATCTTCTAAAATTATGTCTATTTCGGTAATCCCATATTTAAAATTCCAGAATTCGTTATCTACCTCTTCCAATTCTTCCAACAATTTTACCTTCTGATGCACTTCCGCGAAATGATTCTTTATTATGTCTAATTTCTTTGTATAATCTTCACTTAAATTACTTAACATTTTTAATACCTCCAATTTTTTTTTCAAAAATATCTTGTATAACAATTTTAAATTTGGTATAATTGACATGCTAGAAGAAAGTAATAATTTTTTATTCAGAGGCAGCAATTAAAAGCTGCCCTTTTTATATAGTTGACACTTTCATAAATATGTGCTATATTATGTCCGTACAATAAGAAACTATTAGTATCTATTCTAGCTTTCAAGCCCTTTTCAGGGCTTTTTTTAGTCCTTCTTATAATAATAACTTTCAAAACCGTCCGCTCTTAGTAAAAGTCCCGGAGCCCAGTCGATATCCTGTCCCATTATATTGCATAATTCGTCTACTGTGACACTTTCTTCTGCCTCGACTACTATTTCATCATGTATATGCATAACTGTCTTATATCCGGCATTTTTTATTCGTAGTAAGCTTTCTGCCAAACAGTCCCGTGCAATAGCCTGCGTCACATTCTCCACAAGTTTTCCGCCATAACTTTCCTGTGTTTCCCACTTCCTCGTAGTTTGATTTACGCCTTTATAAGTTATAGCAGTTGTATTCCATTTACTTAGTGTTGTTCCCGGTGATGCATAATATAATTTTCTTCCACTTGGTAGTTTTATAGTCATAAAATCAAGACCTGATATAAAATCATATTCATATGCCAGTATTAAGCCTTTTATATTTACTGCCTCCCTATTCTCAATTACATACACTGCAGCACCGCCTAATTGCTGCCACAAGTCATAGATTCTTTTATTTGATGCTCTCCATCTATTTACTATGTCTTGAAGTTCATCATCATTTAGTCCCATTTTGTCAGCTCCCATAGCTTTTAATGCTCCCACACTGCCGCCATAACCAAGTGCCAATTCTGCTATTTTTCCCTTTTGTCTTAATTCATACTCTTTATTACCTTTTACTATTTTCTCTAAAGGGACCCCGAACATCTGTGAGGCTGATGCCTCGTATATTTTCCCGTGTGTTCTGAATACATTCTGTCGCCATTCCTCTCCTGCTAACCATGCTATGACTCTTGCCTCAATAGCAGAAAAGTCTGCTACTATAAACTTTTTTCCGGCTTCTGGTATGAAAGCCGTCCTGATGAGCTGGCTTAATGTATCCGGAATATTCCCATAAAATAGTTCTAAAGTATCAAGATCACTACTTTTCACAAGTTCTCTTGCTGTATTGAGTGTATCTAAATAATTACGAGGTAAATTTTGAACTTGAACTAAACGTCCTGGCCCACCTCCCAGTTCTATTGGCTCCATAGAACTGTAACAGCCCTCTTACACGATCATCTGATCCGGCTCCTTCTCTCATCGCTACATACTTTTTAGTACTGGTTTTGGACAATTCCTGCCTTATTTCAAGAACTCTTTTGACTTCGCCATCTGTAGTTTCTAGTAATTCTGATACTGTGCCTTTTTGTAAATTGTCTATATCAAGACCACTATCAATTAACCAAGGTTTAAGCTGTGCTGTACTGTTAGGGTTAGAGAGACCTGTTAATCTTTTTGCTTCTTCCTGTAAATCAGCTGATACTTTACTATCTATGTATAAAGCATTTCCTACCATCTGCCTGTCTATCTTTACACCTTCTGAGTTCATCAAAACATCAAATCTCCATAATTCCCATTCTTTTTCAGGTACTTGAAACTCTTCAAAATATCGTAGTACCTCCATTTCTGTGACTACATCCTGTACACAATAATCTTTAAATATCTGCCATTTCTCAGGCTCATGATGTGGCAAATTCCGTAATCTTCCACCGTTTACTTTTGTGGATTTGCATGGAACACAGAAATATTTTATTAGTGCTTTCCCAGTAGTCAACTTTGCTTTATCCTGTGGTAATTTAAGAGCCTTTCCTATCTGTTCCAGTCCTGCAGGATACCCACAATATAATCCCTGAATCATAGTACATTGCCATTGATTTATATCTGTTTCATATCCAGCCTGATTCAGACACCACCACTCAAAAGCTGCATTATATGCATGCTTTGTGCAGTCAGGGTCATTCAAAAGTTTTATAATTTCATTAGGAGTTTTTTCACCCTGAGTAAGATCTACTATTTTAACAGGACTGTTATTTAAGGAATATGCAAACAGAAGTATTTCAAAATCTCCACTTTGGGCATACTTATATGCTCCAGAAGTTTTTATATCTACAGAGCTGTATGTTTCTATATCTATATTTAAATGATTCATTCCTATCTCCTTAAAACTAAGAACGGCCAAAATTTAGCCGCTCCTATGTTGTATTTTTATACTATTACTTCTCCTGTCAAATCATCATATTTCACTTCACCAAATACATCAGCGGACTTTTTAGGAGCTCCGCCTAATGGAGTTCCATCGGCTATTTTTTGAACATTTCCAATACTTACACCGATACCTTTTTTCCCCTGATAATTGTAAGGATAAAAGTTTAACAGCACTCTTGCATACACACCTGAATAAATTTCCGATTGATTTAAGATAGGATTTAGTTGTGTGTCAACTACATCCGGTGGATAATTTACATTAGCTGTTGCATTTAATACATAATGATCTTTGCATTCATCACCATACGATTCACCTGATACAGGTTTTGTCCCGTCACCGTCATGAACGGGTTTATGTATAATTGCAGGTGTTACGCCGCCCCATGCTCCGCTTATTCCTGACTTTACAGCTTCATCAATTGCAGCTTTTAATCTGTCCATTGTTGCTTTATCCGATTTTGGTACTAGAATCTGGCAACCATATTTTTTATCCTCTGGTTTGTTTTTATCCATTGCTACAGGCGTAAATAACGCCGGAAAATTCAATCTCACTTTACCTGTTACTGCTTCTGTTTTCTTTAAATTCATAATTTATCTCTCCTTTTTTTTATATATTATTTTCGTTACTTATCACACTAAATACATCTTTAGATTTTCTTTTACTTATAGCTTCTCTTTTATCACTTTCAGGTGCTAATGTTGGTTTTCCCGGAATAGTTTCAACCATATCACCAACCCATTCCTTAAAGTCTTTCTTTCCAATCACTGTTTCCATTTGTGGTACAGTTAACATTTTTCTTTCATATAATAGTTCTTCTGCGATCCCGTGTTCTTTTAGTTTCCCCACGGCTGCATCTGTATCTGTGAACTTTCTTCCTGCAGATCTGCCTTGTACAATTTTCCAGCCTTTTACTTCTTCACCTTTTTCGATAGCTGAGAATATTTCGACTTTCAATTCTCCAAGCCATTTATCAAGTTCTGCACCTCTTTGCAGTGCTTCTGCTTTTTCTTCATTAGTCAGTAACGGCCCTTTTTCTTTCAGAGCTTCCAGTGTAAAATAATTTGCTGCTCTTGCTCTGCAGCTTGCTTTTGCTTTACAGAACTTACAATGCTCTCCGGGATTGAATTCCCCCTCACCTGCGAATGCTCTCTGTGCATTGGGCTTTATTACAGTTTCTGCCCATTCCAGCAGATCATTTACTTTTATACTAAACATTGAGATGTTTTCAAGTCTCGGCTGTACGATATGCATTTCTATATTTTCTATTCCATAAAACAATGAGTATTCAAGATAAGCACCAAGTGCATACAGCATCAGTTGTGAATTATTCTCAGCATAGACCGGTACACCTTTTCCATATTTCAAATCGATTATATATAACCGGTCACCACTTATAATTATTGTATCTGCTGTCCCGAATGCTTCTGGTACATATTCCTCAAAACTAACTTTCTTTTCTATTTCTATAAACGGTGCAACATCAAAAGACATTGCTATTGCTCTTACATGGTCCACATATTCATCTGTGTAGCTGTCAATTTCATTCTGCCAGAGTCTGTGTTTTTTGAGTTTATTAAGTTCTGATGTATATGTTCGTTTTGCCATGCCTGTCTCTATGAAATACTTTCTTAACTTCAGTTCAGCCAGTGCATGTGCCAGTGTTCCTTCCTCCGCATATCCCGATGTTGTATTTTCCATAGTTTCTTCTAATCGTGCAGAAGGGTTACAGTTTATCCACCTACTCGCCCCGCTTGCACTTAATATTGCATGGGACACTATATATTCGCCCCCATTTCTCGTAAGTCTGCTGCGAACTCCCCGTATCTTTCCTTTGGGATACTCATTACGCCTGATACTCCATATTTTTCTGTTACATGTTTTTGTAAGTGTTCTCTTTTATCTGCTCCTAATCTTGCGAATTCAGCCGCTGCCTTTGACAGTTCATCTCTTGTATAAACTCTTGTTGCTGTTTCCGGTTGTGGTGTTGCTGTTTCTTCTGTTACAGTTTCTTGCGGTGTTTCAGCTACAGGGCTACTATCTGGCACCGGTTCTTGAATAGGTTCCTGTGGATTTTCAGGAGTATTTACCAACTCTGCTCCTTCCAATGGTACAAGATTTTTTATACCTGCCAAAGCTCCTGCCAATCTATCTATACAGTCTATTGTCTTTTTATCCATACTAAAGATCACTTTCAATTCCATATTTGATTCCTCCTGATTTTTTTGATATAATTTAGTTGACTAAAATTAACTTACTATAATGACTGTGTTCTCCAGCACAGTCATTTATATTTCTGTACTTCATAGCATCCTCCTAAAACATAATTTTTTTTTGTACGTTCTACGCTATTTAATAAACTGCTGACTATCAGCATTGTTTCAAATAATAAATTTGAATAAATCTCATTATATGAAGCTTCAAAATTATTTATTTCTAAAAATATTTTCTTTTCGGTTTCCGACAACCGATTCTCATAATCACTTAGTTTAGCAAGATGCTTTTTATTTTCGGTTTCATACTCTTTATCTTTATAAATACAGTTTCCCCCTACCTCATCAAAGATATTAAGCAGTCCTGTATAGGCTATATCTCTTGTCGAATCTGCCAGATTATGAAAATTTTTAAATATTTCTACAGTTTCATAGAAAAATTCTCTTTTCTTCTGATGCACCAGACCATATAAATTTGTACTTGAATACAATAATTTACCTAGATTATCTCTGTTTGGCAGAAGCTGTGACAGGAACGTTACTTTGTTCTGTAACTCTTCTAATTTAGTATTTGCACATAGTACCTCTTCTTCAATTTCATTGAATAATTCTTTTATATCCACAGATATCAACTCCTAATTTTTCTAAAAGATATCACTTTACCTTTTGTCGACATCAAATGCCTTCTCAATTCTTCTTCCAGCATTTTTATGTATTGTTCCTGTAATTTTATTTCTTCCAATAACTTTTTCCGAGTTTTAAACCACCTAACCATATTAAGTCCTACCTCTCTAAACAAAACAATTATAGATTTTTCCTTTTGCCCCACAGTAATACTCTGATTCTTTTTTAGTAAATCTTTTATCCGCATAAAGCATTTCTTTACCTTGAAACATAACTCTGCCAAAACTGTCATTTTTTCGTAATTTTAACTTAGGTTCGCCATTTATCATTAACACCAAGCCCCCCCCCCGATTTAAAAACTGGTCCTATCGGCAGATCGTTAAACTCTATTGTTCTCATTTACTCACCTTCTTCCAGATACTTCTCAAATCTATTAACAGCCCACCATAAGTTACCTTTAATATAATGTTTTTTGTTAGCTACTGTTTTTGAAATGTTCACGTGCTTGTCGCTTACCTTAATATAAGAGCCTTTTTTATCTCTGAGCACCTCGGCGCTCCACCAGTCACTTGAACCCTCTATTGCTAGCATTAAATTTGCTTTACCATCAATTTTAATAACTCCTATCACTTCAATACCTTTTAATTTATCCACGTTTTACCCCCCCCCAAGTTTTTAAAGTCTATATTCATTAATGGTAAAAAAGCTTTATTTAAATGTGTTGTAAGATCAAATACTATTCCTTCTTGTTTTGCTGTGTAACTTGACTGTAAATCATCTAATTTTCTGAATAAAGTCCATGCGTCAGGGTACTTTTCTTTTATCTCATTTTCTATTTTTACAATTTTTGTCAGGATCTCCTCCTGTTCCAGAGTTCTTACATGACACTCATACAAAAGTTCCTCAAATAAATTTTTCATATGGTTTTCTATTACTTTATTTGTCATCGTTTACCTCGCTTTCTGCAACTTTCAGTTTACCCAAAAGATCCCTCATTACTCTTTTTGCATCCTTAATCGAACCACTAAGAACCGGATCATGTATTTGAAACCAATCTATTGTTATTAAGTGCCGTGATAAATACACATGTAAAAACGTAACTTCTTCGTTAGTAAGTTCTACTATTTTCGCCATTTAATCATCCCCATTCTTTTACAATATACTCTCTCACTTCTTTCATATCTTTAAACCATAATATTTTCCCTTGTCTTAATAGCCACTGTTCATCTGATTTGGCAATACCCAAAGTTATCTTATCCCCATAACTGCCCCTGCTTTTTATAAAATATCCGTTTTTGCTGGGTATTCCCATTCTCATTAATTCGCTTATTTTATCAATGGTTTTCACCTTCTCACCTCAACTCCCAGTCTACATCCATCAGATCTGATAGTGTTTTTTCTGGATATTTTTTTATTCTTTCTATTATGTGGAATTCCCGATATTTTTCTTTTGGTTCAAAATTATCAATAGATATAGGATTTTCTTTAAAAAAATCACTCATTGGAGTATCTAAAATTTCAGATATTTCATGCAACACAGCCATAGGTACAGATATTTTTCCGCTTTCATATTTAGCCACTGTGATTTTATGTTTTCCAATTTTATCTGCTAATTCTTGTTGTGTTAATTTATTTGTTTTTCTATAATTTTTGATATTTGATCCTATAAGTTTATACAATTCCTCACCTACTTTTTATTGATCCCATATGTTTTAATTCTTCTTTTTCTCGGCTTCTGTTTTCTCTTACAACGCTTTTTAACTTTCTTCTGTTCCGGCTCTTTTATTTCTTCCTTACTTGGTTCTCCCTTTTTTAATTTTTCCATATCCAAATCTTGCATATTTTCGCCTCCTAATAAACTACTTTAATATTGTATTTTTCTCCAAATTCGTGGTCTCTTTTGATTTTTTGAATTGCTTTCTTTAACTTTTTATCTTTTTCTATACGTTTTCTTTTATTCGCTCTGTGATCCAATATCTCAGATACTACTATTGCAATTAGCAATATGAATGCTATTAATACATCAAACATTATTTCACCTCTTTCATTAATTCTCTTATTGATGTGGGTTTCTCATCTTCCCATTTGATGAATTTGAATAGTTTTTTATTAATACTTTTGCAGTAGTCTTCACATATCCAAATATTGTCTTCTTTTTCAATATCTCCAATATGTTCATCCATAAAAGTCCAAAGCTTTCCATTCTCATCTCTTGCTAGAAATGTAAAACCTTCCTCATGTAAATCTTTTAAAGCTTCAATATCTGCCTTTAATAATCTTGCCATTAATCTTCCTCCTTATTTTCAAAAATAATTTCACACTCATCGTTATAACAACTCTCACACATAATCTCTCCGTCAACATCAAACTTCTCATCTTCCCATATCGGCTGACTACAACAATCGCATACTATTCTCCCGTTACTTATCATCGGATTTTCAAAAAATCTTCTTATCATAATCTCCTCTCTTCCGGCTCTGATGCAAGACAGTATTTTCTTAATTCATCGTATACTCTCCATGCATCTGCTTCATCATTTAGTGTTATTTCTCCTGATTCAGTTTTTACAACATATACTTTTTCCATAGCTATCTGTTCCTAATCTCATTCAGCTTGTCTGTTATATCCCCCAGAAAGTCCTCTACAAGCTTCTTAGATATAAGATAACTGTTTCGTTTTCCTTTTCCATTATCCCGGCAGCTTCCTACATTTATCTCTCCCCGTTCCATAGCAAGCCTGACATATTGCTCGCTACGTCCCATGATCTCTGCTAACTCAGGGACTGTCAGGGTGAATTCGTTATGATCTTTAGCCATATGAACCTCCTTACAATTTTTCTAGTAATCTTAAAATTACTTTCCCGACTTCTATTCTGTCATTTAATGTCCCGCTCTCTTCGAAGTCCTCCATATATTTACCAATCATCGTTTCGATAATTTCTTTTTTATAACTGTGCTTTGATACAGGCATTTCTTTTAATACTGTTATAGTTCTTGTTATTCCCTGTCCTTGCACTTCTATATATCCTCTAGCCTTTAATTTACCAATATTTGCTTTTACATTATTAACATCTATTTTTAGGCTATCTGCTATTTCCGGATTCGTTGCTTTTGGATTATTTCGCAGATATTCTAATATTGCGTTTATTTCTGTCATTTTGACACCTCACTTTTCTTTTAAATTTTCAAAATATTAATTTTATGTTACAATTACCATAGGGAGGTAATTTATGTTTATTCTTACATTGAAACACCTAATATTAAATTCTTGTAAATCTGGTGAAATTATACATTTTAGATACCCAAAAGATAAATATAAAGAAATTGACTTCATAACTCTATTAAAGGAAATGGAAAATGAAAATCTAATAACTATTCTAGGGTGTCCTAAAAATAAAACTTGTGATATCCAAATCACGGGTTACGGATTTCTATTTATAAAATAATGCAATTTTATAAATTCCACTGCTTTTTAAGTATTAAGGGTAGTGTGGATTTTTTTATTTGTGTTGTAATCTCCATATCTTATTTTGAAGGAGGAAATTTTACGACTCTAAAAACTTTTGCTTTTTGGTCAGATAATCCGGTAAAACTATATTTTTCATTCGAGTCATCCTTTCTTTACTTTTGATCAGTTTCGTGATAATATTTTGGTATGAAACTTTAAAGTAAAATTCTCGAAAGCCCTTTGGGGCTTTATTTATTTAAAATATTGTTAATTTGTGTTATAATACCCCTAACTTTGATTATGAAAGGATGATATTCTTATGCCGGAATCACAATTTACTAAAATGCAATTAATTACTATTGCTATACAAATCTTAGCCATTATCATTCAAGTATTTTGTATTTTTGTATCTTATTACTTAGGTTCTAAAAAAGATAAACAGGAATATAGACTTCGAATAAAAGAAGAAAGATATAATAATTTTTATTTCCCCTATATTCGGCTATTATACTCAATTCACGCTTGGGACTTCGCATCATGCAACCAACCAAAATGTATGAAAGATTTTGACAAAATTATTAGTGAAAATATTCGACATCTTGATGAAAAAACAATATCCTTGTGTGAAGATTTTTCCAGTGCTTATATTTATTTCTCTTGGTTTTATGCGTATTGTGTAGAACCGAGTCCTGAGGTAATTCCAAGTGAAACTGAGGCAAGTAAAATTTACGATACTATATTCTTTACAATAGGATATTCAATACTACTAGAAGCACAATCGATAGCAAGTGAGCTAGACCTGCCGATAATAACAAAGCCTTTTTTAAAGATTTTCTCAGACCGCTCGCAAGGATACAACAATCTAAAAGTGCCAAAACCTGATTTCCCATAGATGTTACTAAAAATATTAAATATGATTCTTCTGGATTTGCCATAATACCCACCTCACTTTCTTAATAATTTATTTAACTCTATTTCCTGACATTCCCATAATTCAAAGGCAACAACACCTTGCTCTTTCAGCATATCAACCAATGTTGTTTTTCCTGTAGCTCCTTGTTTCCCTTTTACTATTATGGGGATGTTATCTTTTACAGCTCTTTTTATATCTGATTTTTGTTTTTTAGTCAGATAATCTGGTAAAATTAGTTTTTTCATCCCTATCACCTCTCTTTACTTTATGAATGTTTTCCATTGCATTTACGCGATAATTTATCGAAAAAAATTTCTGCAGGATCGTCTAATTCAAGTATTATTGCTAGTTGCTCCGCATCTTCTACTGAAAAGCTACCCTTCCCATTTAATTTGCTGTTGAACCCTTGTACAGACATATTAAGTTTCTTAGATAATGCTGTTTGAGTTATCCTTTTTTCAACTATTATACCTTTTAGTTTGTTATAATTCATTAAAAATCACCTCATTCCTTCCATTGCGTTTACGCTATAACAATTTATACTATGTTTTTTTGAAAAAGTCAACCCAAAATTGCAATTTTTTTTAAATTTTTTAAAAAATTATTGCAATTTTGCTTTTTTTCATGTATATTATATATAATTAAAGTATTAGGAGTTGTTAAAATGGGTAATAAAGATATCGCAAATAGAATGAAAAGACAAAGACTTAATTTGGAATATTCTTATAAAGATTTGGAAAAGATAACAGGGATAACGGCGTCTACTTTACAAAGATATGAGACTGGTGCTATAAATAAACTCCCAATAGACAAATTGGAAGTAATCGCTAAAGCTTTAAAAGTTAGTCCTTCATATCTGATGGGTTGGGAAGATGAAAAAGGGAATCCTCTCACCAATAAATCGAAAATTACTGACCCAATATCGCAGCTATCCAAAAAAGAAAAATTTGAATATGATAAATTCATGGAAAGTGCTACATATTTTTTTAATGATGAGACTGTAAGCGATGAAGATAAAAAGAAATTTTCTGACGCGTTGCAAAATGCTTTCGTTACCGCTTTAATGCAAAAGAATAAAAAAAAGAAAAAATAAGCTTCAAGAAAGGCTATCTATGAGACGGAATATAAAATTGAGGGTTAAAAATCTTGTAAAAAAATATAATACTACTGATCCTTACAAAATATGCCAAAAATTAGGTATTATAGTGATATATGAAGATTTAGGTATTGTTAAAGGTTTTTGTAAATCAACTATGGGAATGAAAATTATTATGATTAATTCTGTTTTTAGTACTTTCGCTCAAAAAATAATACTAGCTCATGAATTAGGACATGCGATTTTACATTCAGACTATGACACAGCATTTATGAAAGATCACTTTTTAAACTATAGTGATATTTTAGAAAACGAAGCAAACAAATTTGCCGCTGAACTTCTCATTAATGCTTATGATAATGATAATATCGAATACTGCGATTATTATTGCGACGAAGTGTCTACAGATGAATTTGACAGAGAATTACTTAACAGATTAAGAGAATTTAGATTTAGTAACAAATATTTAAATATATAAGGAGGGTAACATGAAAAAAGTAACTTTGATTATTGGACTACTTGCTTTTATAGTTTTAGCTGTAGGTAGTGTAGATTCTGATACTGAAACTACTGATTCAACTGTAACTGAATCTATAGCCACGGATGAGATTAAAACTGTTTTTAAAGAATTGGGAATATCGGATAATTTTAGAATTGAACCTGACCCAAGTCTAGACAATCTAATCGAAGACAACACGAAAGGATATCGAATTAAAGCTGATTATATTGGTAATGCCATATTATATTTAAAAGAAGACGGTACTATATCTTCGATTAGATACGCCGATAAGTACATGTTCAAAAATGGGAAAGTTGTGGATAAAATAACCAACTATATTGTTACTGAGGAAGAAGCGAATAAAATTAGAAATATGACTATAAAAGCAATGAAAGACATATTGGTGAGCCCCAATAGTGCAAAATTTAAAAATTTAGATGAATGGAGATTCGAAAAAAAGAAAAATATAATAACATCACAAAGCGAGGTTACATCGAAAAATGCTTTTGGCGTTGAGGTCAGAAATGAATTTCAAATAAAATATGATATAAAAAATGGCATTGTTAAGTCTTTTATACTTGACGGCACTGAATATATAGATTAAATATATAAAAAAAGATCCTCCCGACCAAGAAAGGATCTTTACAGTGATATAATTACCACTTTCAGCAGTTTAATTATATCACACTTTTAAACTTTTTACGAATATTTAAAGGAGTGATTTTTTTATGCGCAATCCCAACAATTATGGATCGGTTTTCAAACTATCCGGAAACAGGAGAAAGCCATGGGCTGTCCGGGTTACAACCGGATGGAGTAAAGACTACAAACAGCAATATAAATATTTAGGCTACTATACTACAAGAAAAGATGCAATGCAAGCTTTAGCAGAATATAATACAAACCCATACAATATTGATGAAAGTGAAATTACTTTCGGAGAACTGCACGAAAGATGGAAAAATAAGCATTTTAAAGACCTAAGTGTCAATACTATAAAAACATATAACACAGCATTCAATTACTGTAAGCCAATTTTAAATCTTAAGATGACAGAAATTAAAACCGTCCACTTACAAAACTTCATCGATGATCTTAATAAAAATCATGGTACATTAATGATCTTAAAAAACGTTATAAATCAAGTATTTGAATACGCTATGAAATTGGATATTATACAAAAAGATTACAGCAAATTTATAAATGTTGGAAAACGAAAAGTTCTAAAAGAAAAATCTGTTTTTACTGATGCTGAAATCGATTTATTGTGGGATAATTTACAAAATTTTAAGTATGCTGATACAATTCTTATCATGATCTATACAGGCATGAGGATCGGCGAATTATTAAGCCTGATGAAACAAGATGTTGATTTAATTGAACAGACTATCACAGTCAAAGAAAGTAAGACAGCCGCAGGTAGAAACAGAGTTATCCCGATACACCCTAGAATAAAAGAACTCATACATATCAGATATGAACATTCAAATATAGATAATCTAATAGCATCGGCTACAAATAAAACATCATTAGAATATGTTAACTATTTAAGACATTTCTTTGCTCCTGTAATGAAAAGTCTTAAAATGAACCATACTCCGCATGATTGCCGTCATACATTTGCTACGAGATTAAACGATGCGGGCGGAAATGCTACAGCAATCAAAAAAATGATAGGTCACGAATCTTTTACTTTAACTGAAAAAGTTTATACACATAAAAAAATAGATGAATTGAGAAAAGCTCTTGAACTTGTAAATTAAAAAAAATAGCAGTTTAGTATTACTGCTATTTTTATATTGAAAATATTATGTTTTATAAAACTGTATTTGTATATTGTTTGTATATTGTAAAAAATTTTTACACTGATTTTGGTATATACTAAACTAACGCTAGATATTATAAACATTGAATTCATTGTTTTTGAAATACGCCAGATTATTTTACCTTATTATATTCTAAATGAAAAGAAAAATAAATTTATTATCTGCACTAAAATCAAATATTTAATGACTTATTCTAAAAAACAGATTTTTGCTTATTTTTTTATTATATTTAAAAATATTGAAGAATTTTCTTGTATCCTGTATAATATTGGTAATATTTTTTTAAACAGGAGAATTT